CTGTCACATTAGTCGCATCAGTTACGTCAGCCGATGCTTCAATGCCATCAAGCTTTGTGTGGTCTGCGTCTGTGAATACATTTGAGTCTGTTGCTGATCCTACGAGAGTGCGTATTTCTGCGGCAGTTTGATCCGCAGTAGCACCCGTTTCAATCCCATTTAGCTTAGTATGATCGGCATCGGTGAATACGTTAGAGTCTGTTGCTGATTCTACAAGAGATCGTATTTCTGCGGCAGTTTGGTCCGCAGTAGCCCCCGTTTCAATACCATCAAGCTTGGTTCCGTCTGTTGCGACATCACGTCCGTCGATGTTACCGTTGGTAGTGAGGTTCCCCGTAATAACTGGGGAGGCTATAGTTTTATTTGTTAACGTCTGTGACCCCGTCAGAGTTGCAACGGTACTGTCGATGTCAACAGTCAGAGTATTCCCAGATCCAGTAGTACTAAGACCCGTACCACCAGCAATAGTGAGAGTTTCAGAATCCAAATCTATAGATAATGCACCGCCACTGTCCCCTTGGAAATCTAAGTCGGATGCCGTAACTTGAGCATCTACATACGTTTTAATTGCCTTAGCAGAAGCGAGAGTGTTGTCTGTGGCAGAAACAGCAGATAAGTCTGTGTCGATAGATGTGACGGCAGTACCGGATGTAATAGTCAAGCTGTCAATCGTTGCGCTATCTGCGTCTAGATTACCAGTTACGTTACCAGTTAATGGGCCAACAAAGGATGCGGCAGTAACAGTTGTAGTTGAATCAATCTTGGCACCAGTAACGGCGTCATCATTAATTTTAACAGTTGTTACAGCGTTATCTACAAGGCCAGACGTATTAATCTTCGGACCATTCCCGTCTGTGCCATTATGATTATGACCAGAAGTACCAAAGGCAATATCTAAGTTGCCAAACTCCGTGTCAAAATCATTAGCTTCAATTACAGCCCCGTCAACAAAAGGGTTGGGGCTATTTCGGTTGTATCCCGCCATTCTATTCTATCTCCTGCCGTACTGTCCGTACTGGATAATCATTGAGTCAAACGAAAAAGGTGGATCTATTCCGTCTGAAGTAAATGTGTAGCCCCCTACAAAGGCAGACCCTACCAAGTTAACATCAAATATGTATTTTAAATTAGCCCCACCATAGCTGGCTTGACCGTATACACCACTGCCAAAAATTGCCACAGTTCCGCTTGTCGTATTAGAGACAGATATTTGTGGAGGCTGTATAACTTCTGACTGCCCAAATTCATACTCTGGGTTAATGCTAACTTCTAAGCTACCCAAGGGATCTGTAAACAGTCGCATTTTGTAGAATGTTTTTCTGGTAGTAGGATCTGTGATGGGGAAAGGTGGCGTTTTAAAAGTTGCCACAATGTTCTCGCCATCAAAGTCATTCCCACTTTCCATCCGATAAACGTATCCGTCATCGTTACCGAAATAGATAAACTCTTCACCGCTATCTAACACACTGGAAGAGCAGAAGGCGTTGATCCCTTGCGTCTCAGCCCAAGCCATTTCTTGTCCGCCCTGCATTGCAAACTGCGTACAAATTAAACCTAGTCCAGATGCGTTGTTAGTGGATGAAAAACCAAGTATGCGATACTGAGACTTGTCCCTCAAAACAACGCTAGCAAAACCATCAGAGGCGTTGATAAATGTAGTGACTTCTGACTGGATAGCTTTTGATATGACACCCAAACCAAAGTCATTGTTTCTTTCTGTACCACTTAATAGTCTCAGACCATCTGGACCTAAGAACATCAAGTCACCACCAATCTCCTGTACGGTGTCTTCTTTTATCGCACCGATATCACGAGTGATTGGTAATAATTGCCAGTCTCCACTGGTACTGCCTTGAAAGGAGAATATTGAACCTGCCGTAAAAATGATTAACTGCTCACGAAACGAAAGCATTGCAGTGACAGGGTTATCCATGACCAGTGATCCAGCACCGGAGGCAACAGTATAATCAGTATCAGATAGAAGAGCGGAATACGATACTAAATTACCCTTCGCATAAAATACGTGAGACCTATGCTCAACAATATGATTTGCACCTTCCTGATCTGATGTTGAGGTAGTGATCTGGCTGAAGGAAGTACCATCAAATTTAAATGGCTTAGATACACCATCAATAACCAGCAACACAGGACCAGTACCGAAGTCATGTCTAGCAAATCTTACTCTGCCTGTTCCACTTAGTGTGATACCACCAGAATTAAAAGTTGCGTTATCTGTAACCTGTGTCCAAGCACCTGAACCATCTGACCTGTAAAGGTGTGATCCTTTAGCGGCGTAGGCGTAGCCTTGAAAGCGAGTAACGCCACGAATTCTTCCTGTTGTACCATCTACCAACGTAGTGTCCCACTTTGAGAACCCACGGATACGACGATAGCCACCGTCAGTGGAAGGCTCAAAGTTACGCAGACGCTGTGCAGTGCCGGGGAAGTTGGTCCCTTGTTGTAAAGGTGACAAGTTCGTTATCAAGCCACCACGGAACTCGACAGGGTATGTCTGCCATCCGTCAGCCATCAGTTAGCCCTTAGTGCAGGAGTATTAACATTCCGATCTACACGAGTATCAATGACATTAATGTATTCATTGACTAACAGGCTACGCATCGCCTTCAGTCCTTCATCAAACTTCTGCTTAGATAATGTCGCAGACTGTGCGTTATCACGGAACATGTAGCAGTGGTATAAGGCACCATCCAGAATCACATGCTTAAAGGATTCAGGGACAGTAGGCACATCATCAAATAGAGCGAGATCTGCTGGCACAATAAAATATTCTATTTCTAAGGTGTACTCTTTATCTGGCTTAGGAGCGATCACAAAGTCATTGCTTTTTGACTTAGCTACGTAGCGAGGTGTCTCACCTGTCGATGTTGTGTTAAGCTCATCGTCTAAATAGTTACGTGTATATTCATTGTATTGAATCTGTTTAAGTATACGTGTGGACACATTGAGTTCATCGTCACGCAGTACCTTGATATTATCAAAGTCAACAATTTTAGCATTCTGGGGTATTGGGTAACGACCTACACCAACATCTAAAATGATTTCAGTTGTGTTGTGATTGAATGGGTAGTTGTACTCTTGATGATTAATGTCACGAATAGATGCATTAATGCTGTCTTTAATCGTGGAGTAAAAGTTAGCGGCACTAGCAAAGTTGCTACTGTTTAGTGTAGTTTCATTTAATCTACCGCAAATTTCATTTGTTAAAGCTAGAAAATCATAGTAAGCCATTACACACGCTCCCTAACTTTTAATTTAATTCTGCGATTAGTTGTAATTGTGTCCGTGGTTTTAGAAGAAGTTGATGTCGTAATCTCACAAATTAATGTGTAAATTTTGTTTGCTTGTCCTTTGTCTAACACAATAGTGCTTGTTGTATTAGTTGGTGTTGCAATTAATACGTCTGTTAATCCTACTGCAGTAAAACTTAGTGCAGTATCATCGGCTAAAGTTACGGCCTTAGATAAGGTTAGTGTTGATCCATCTACAACCGTCACGTAAACATCAGATGTTATTCCTGTTCCAGTAACAAGATGACCCACACGAATTGTTCCGGATGTCCCATCTACAGAAACAGATGTAGATGAAGATATAGCACCGTTGACATTTGCAGTTGCTGATTCATTTAATACTAGTACATCATTCTGAAATGAAAACCCTTCGCTGAAAGGTATAGCTATACCATCTGCTTTCTCAATCTTCCATGTTACAGACGCAATAGTCAGATCATCTCTCTGCAAATACCGTGACCAATCAACTGTGTAATCCAACTTCTCATCTGGATCTTTATCTGGGAATTTAAATGCCATGTTATGCGGCCACCTTCACTGTTCTGTACTCATCCAAATCAATAGCAATTGTTCTTTCTACTTCAGGCTCCACAGAAATAACACGTGCAGTTTCAAACGAAATGTACACAGTGCTTGATCTTGTGTATAACTGAGGATTAAAGAATGGTAAACGTATTCCAAACGCATTGATGGAAGCATCACCAGATACTACAGAGGATACATTTGAAATGTCTCTAGGGAGACCTGTAACAGTAGCCTCACTAGTTATACTCAGAATTCCTGAATTTGCAAGCTTTTTCGGTACTCCAGAGTTACTTGCATCGCCTGCTACAGCCCCTGTCGCATTGGCAATATCAACAGCGGCACCACTCGTCGTGGCATCCCCTGCTGTCGTACCTGTGCCTACAGAGATATCCGTAGGAGATGCAGTGATCTCAACGCTACCCGTAGTCTCTACGGATGTCGCAAAAGATATGTCTACTGAACTTGCTGTTGCAGTTGCAATGCCTGAGACAGAGGAGGCGCCAACAGATACGTCCACTGAAGTGGCAGTTACCGTTGCTGTACCACTAACTGTACCAGTACCAGCCGCAATATCTAGAGCGGTACCCGCTGTACTTGCAACACCATCCGATGTTAGATTGCGAGCTACAACCTGTGTGATTGCAGATACTGTGGCATTGCCTGCTACACTTGCAGTACCAATAGAAATGTCTACAGCATCTGCAACAACACTTGCTGTTCCAGTTAAAGAGGTGGTGCCAACGGAGATGTCCACAGCAGTCGCTGTAACAGTCGCTACGCCAGTTAAGGTACCTACCCCTGCCGCTATGTCTAGCGCACTACCTGAAGTCGTAGCGGCGGCTGTGGCACTACCGCTACTAGGTTTGATGATGGCACCAACACCGTTACCAGTTGCTTGCGACGAGGATGTTCCGGAGGCTAGTGTAAATGCCCCAACAAATCCTTCAGCCCCGAAGGGAGCTTCTGCAAAGGCGTTGATACCGAAGCTCATCTAGTTAACTCTCTTCAACAGGCTCCGCTTCAACAGGTTCTGGTTGTTGCCCCTGTTGTTGCGCCTGCTGTTGAATATTCATAATCAAACTCATAGACGCTTTTGCAGGCAATTCGCCCAGTGCGCCAAGAATAAGGTTAAGTTCATCTGTTGTGAAAGTTAATGTATGATTCATAGGTTTTCCGCTTCTCTTGCTTCTACTTCATATGGGTTATTCCAGTACCCATACCTAGTTGTGTAGTATAGATACTTCACGGCAAATTTCAAGCGACCTTCTTGTTCAATCTGCTCTAAGTGTTTCTTTTCGTGACGTATTAATTTCTCATCGTCCATGTGCTCAGGATCAAGATAGATGACATTCCAGAACGATGTCCATCCCTGAAATCCACATAGCTTCATATACCATTTAATCGGGCCAAACCACGGACGTATTTTCATACCAGAACCTATTAGGTGAACACAATTGTAAAAGCGTTGCCAGACTGTGCTGGACTAGTCTGTCCATTTACTGAATAGTACGCATCCGTGCCGGACAACGTCCAGAACCCACCGTAACCACTGTTAGTCCCTCCTACAGAAGAAGCTAGTGTAAAGGCAAGATTCGCACGGTTAGCAGTATAAGTTCTGAATCCATTATCTGAACTGATTGTAACCGATGTCCAACCAGAGTTTGAAGTCCCATCGGTGTATAAGTATATTCCTTGGAATCCGGGATTAGAGTACGCAATTACACCGACTATATTTTGGCTAGTTCCGGGGATTGCAGTTGGGCTTAATGTGCCTCCTGTTCTTGTGGCACTATTATAAGTAAACCCATTTCCGTACCCAACGATAGGGTAAAAAGTTTGAAATATAGCACTTGTTCCCGACAGATCGGTTGGAGCCGCTAGTCCATAAAAGTCTGAAAGGCTTATTGTTCCACTTGCGGGTGCGCCTCCGCTTGGTTGAGCGGTCACATCAAGGTATGCGGTCAGAGTTCCCATGGCGGCGCCGTAACGAGCCTCTGAAAAGTTAAATGTATTGTTACTAGAGGTAATAGCCGTTGCAGGACCACGCAACCAATACTTATTGGCCGAAGCAAAATTACTAGTAGTCTCCGTGTACAGATACCAACCAGAAGTTGACCCTGCCGCATCTGTAGTCAAACCTGTACTGCCTGAACTGGTTCCTCCCTGATCTCTATTCCATTGCCCATTATTAATAGTGGAAGTAACACTTGAAAAGGTAGTGCTTGCGTAGGCCGCTTGGTTTCCCGTACCGCTTGTTTCCCAACCAGTAGCGTTTGCAGAAAAAGTATATAGGCTTGTTCCAAATCCTATATTATCTAACTGCAAATCTGATGTAAAATTAGTCATTCCCGTGTGCAAGAAAACTGGTCTAACGGTATGACCCTCATAAGCAGAAATATCTATGCTTCTATTCACCCAACTTGCATTGTTGCCGCTAGCGGTAAAAAGGGCGGAAGACAATCCAGTCGGCTGAGGCGTTCCGCCTCCACCTACGCCATAATACTCACTGATAGAAATCGGGTTTGAACCGCCAAACTCTGTTTGAACGTCATCGAGTGATATCGCACCAGATGTTTGTAACGCCATTAATCAAGCCCCTTCAGTGCAGTGATTTCGTTCTTGAGTGCGTCTATTTGTTCCTGTTGCTCTTTAACAGCCTCAATCAGCAATCCGACCATGTTTCCGTATGCGACAGACTTTGTGCCAATCTCGTCATCCGCAGTTAATACAACTTCCGGAATAATCTTCTCAACTTCCTGTGCGATTACACCAAGACCATCTTTCCCGTCTTTAGTATATGTCACACCACGCATCGACTTAACTTTGTCTAGTGCATTGTCGATTGTTTCTACATTTTCTTTGAGGCGTATGTCTGAAAACGCCGTTATGTCCCCAGAACTAGTAATAGGTACAGTGGTACTGAAAGAAGTGTTGTTTACGGTTACCCTAGTTCCATTCCCTGTTGTAATTCTAAAAGTATCAACACCCGGAAAGCCAATATAAGTGTCGAGATCACCAGAGTGATAAATCCAACTATTGATGGTTACAGCGGCGGTTATTACTGATGAACTCGCATTTAAGTTTCCGGTAACATTAACCCCACTGGCGTCAGTCTGGAGCTTAATGACGTTGTCGTACATCAACTGAACGCTAGTGTCATCATTACAAATGATAGAATTTTCACCAGCTTTTGCTTGTATATAAATATTGTTGCCTAAATCTGATGTGCAGTTTGCCCGGATAAAAATATGTCCGTCATGCGAGTCGATGTAATTTGTAGTTGTGGCATTTGCATCAGCGTAAATGCGTAAGTCACCGCTTGATGAACTGCTGTCACCTAGCCTCAACTGCTGACCATTATTCAATAAAAGATGTGTACTGTTGACAACATTGCCGCCCCGAATGAATGCGGAGGCTTGTAGGCCATCGACAGTATCAGCATTTGCGGCACTGCCAGTAATATTGATTCCCCAAGTACCAGAAGCATCACCACCTGTGCGTGTAGGAACGCTCAGAGATGCTCTCATTCCTGTCGCATCAGTCTTGCGAATGTAACTATCTGTCGAGGAGTAGAAAATAGTGTCAGAGCTTCTCGTTGTTGTGCCGTGCGACATATTAAAGTATTGAGCAAATCCATATCGGCGGTTGTCATCGCCGCTAGAATCACGAGCGACAACTTTGCTTGCAGTCGCCGCTGTAGTAGCATCTACATTCAGCGTTACTCCACCTGAAGTACCACCACCTGTTAAATACGATCCCGCAGTAACACCTGTAATATCACCTATGTTTGTGGTATAGCCATTAGGGTTTGATGCAGGGTAATAATATGAACCTTGTTGACCATCTAATAAGTCAGCGTCTAGGCCACTGCCGGAGCCATCGTTTCCTTCGTGCCAAATGCTGTAATAATTACTACTATCTGGACTAAAATCCAAATCATCCTTGACTCTGATTCTTGAATTATCTTCAGTATTGTGAATTTGCAAATACCCAGCGGCATTCCATTGAATATACGCTTTGTCAGTTGTAGACTCTCTAAAACGAATATAAGGGCTACTAGACCCTTGAAGAATAATCTTTTGATCTGTTGTGCTATTAAGTGTATACGTTGCGCCAGTTAGCGTATCGCTAGCATCACTTCGCACGAATGAAGAAGCTTGGATGCCATCAACAGTATCGGCATCTAAGCCATTGCCAGAGCCTTCATCGGCAACTGTTAATACTCTGTTTCCTGCAATGTTTATACTTCCAGAAACATCTAGCGTATCTGTTGATCCGGTATATTGTATTCCAGCATTAGAATATATTGTGTTAGCGGCAGTTCGCACAACCATTGGGTACTGACCACTAAAATCAGTACCCCCTTCTTTTACAAAGGGGCCATGTACGCCATCAATTAAATCAGCATCTAATCCACTACCAGAACCATCGACAGTTTTAATGGCAGTCAGTATCTCAGCCGCCGTCTGATCAGCAGTTGCCCCAGACTCAATGCCATCAAGCTTGGTGCCGTCAGCGGCTATGTCTCTACCGTCTACTGTTCCAGATAAAGTTAAGTTGCCATCTTTATCCAAGCGCATTTTTTCAGTGCCACCACTGATACCGCTTGTTTTTGAGGTGTTGCCAAACATCCAGCGGTAATAACCTGCACTGGCATCCGTCAAACCATAAGATAGGCTGTTCTCAGCATTTATTGCTACATTGGCAGTCAGGGCAATATCGGAAGTGGTGCCTACATTGTTAGTACCTACAGATAGGGTTTGTACAGTAAGTGTTCCGCTTGTGCTATCGCTTTGATCACTTCTTAAAAATGATGATGAATTAATCCCATCAAGAGTATCTGCGTCTAAACCACTGCCAGATCCATCAACAGTTTTTATGAGTGTGAGTATTTCAGAGGCAGTCTGATCCGCAGTAGCACCAGCCTCAATGCCATCTAATTTAGAACCATCAGCCCCAACATCCCTACCATCGACTGTGCCAGTAACTGTAATATTACCTGAAATACTAGCTGAAGATGCCTCAATAGAATCAACGACTAATGAGCCTGCACTGTAAGAGCTATCACCTGTGTTAATAACACCAGTAGGTTCTGGATCATACTCATCAACGAGCTTGAACTTTGAATCTGTTACATCAAAGAACATGCCAACGTGCGTGTAGCCAACCCCAGTGCCGCCTGTGTTTCTGTTAGACCAAATACCTGTGTCTACATCTACTGGCGTAGCTGTACCTGACCATACGTCGTTCAAGGTGTGGCCTGTAGTAGCACCGAAGTTAATCTTAATACCATTGTCTAAGGTCTGTTCACCACCTGTGATGGCAACACCTGTAGCTTCTGTCGTACTAAAATTATCTTTAGACCATGAGAATGTATCAGGGGTACCTGTCGCATCAATCTTGACGTAGTATGTTGTGGATGCCGTACCACTAAAGTGACCTGCGAAATAGGCGTCATCAAGCCCACTTCCCGTAAAGGTAGTGTTTGCTTGGCCTATTGAATCACCTGAGTTTAAATATAGGAAGGGTGCGCCTGTCTCGACATTTGTAGAAGAGGCAATAGTCTGAGAACCTACAACGGTAAGATCACCGTCAATGATCAAATCCCCGCCGATGTGTGTGTCAGTGCGGACACGGAAGGAGTTGACTGAATGGTTCTGTTGGTTGACGAGCAAGATACCCGATGAGGCATCTGAATTGACAACCCATCCCAAACACATAGGATAGTTAGGATAGGTTGGTGATGCGTTTTGTACAGCACCGTCTGTTAAACCAACAAAAAAGTTTGTCCCGGCGGATAATCCAGAGGTGTCAACATCCTCAACTAAACCTGCTGTACATACATAACCATATGAGTTGTTTTCAATGCTGTGGGCGGCTATGCCTTGAGCATTGTATTTGTTAACATCTGTAGCATTAGCTAAACCTACTGTAGGATAACCGTTAAAGTTACCGCTAAAGTACATTGGTTGGCCTTTATTAATAGTGACGCCGCTGTTATTGTAAACTTTCTGATGCTCTTCTAATCCAATTTCATGTACAAGACCGGACTCGTCGCCGTAGTAATTCAGGGTGTTATGAATATTATCGTACCAAAGAAGACCTTCTGAATACGAAGGATGAGAACTCTGGCTAATTAGTTGTATCTTATCAATGGTTACACCATCTGAATCACTATCTTTGTATACAGCTTTATCAGAAGGTTGAGTAACGAATACATCTTTTTCGCCTGCGGCAAAATCAACAGCACTGCCTGCATTAGATGATGCTAAAATTGTGTCACGAGAAAGTGTATCTGGATCTGCATCGGTAATAGTACCAACACCCACTTCCCATGTTTCGTTTGATGTGTCGATGATGGCATAGTAAGTGGTATTACCATTGCCAACACCAGCTACAAACGACTGAAACCCCGCCTCTGCACCAGCTAGGTTAATCGTACCCGTGCCAGTGCTAGTCGTAGTCTCTTTGACACGATCAGCAACAAAAAATGCCATTAATTAGTCCTCAGAGATTGTAATAGAGCTTGAAGCCTCAAAGCGGATGGAGTCGCCATCTTCAATCGTTTTATCTGAGATATCGCCCCAGTACAGCAGGTTGCCCGATGTAGCGGCATCCCAAATACCGAAGCCTTTGACTGTGAATGCAGAACCTAAAGTGTTTTCAAATTCAATGTCAGCATTAGGACCAGCAAACGAACTGCCTGACGTTGTTGCAAAAGTAATTGGAGGGCGTGAATCTGCGCTTGCTCCAGTTGCAGTGTAGCTGGTAGATACAATCTCGTTGATTGTACTATCGTCTGGATCTGCTGTTTCAATGAGACCTAAGTACACAGTTGTCGGCGCACTAAATCCACCGCCATTTGCATTAAGCCAGAAGTCTAAGACTGCATTTTCTAAGTAGTTTGACTTACTCATTTTCTTTCCTTTAAAAGAGTCAGGGGGCCGAAGCCCCCATCGTCAATGTTTTAGCTTATGCTAACTGATCACGATCAACTTCATCGGCAGTGCGAGATGCATCACCTACGTTGACAACGATAGCGAACACACGTGCTGTGATATCAGCAGAGTTATTAGCAGTAGCAGTTGCGACAACGTCAATTGTCTCTTCTGCGGCAGTCACAGCAGGAGTCTGCGAGCCTACAGCAAAAGTACCTGCAGATGAGCTATCTACAGCAGTAGTAGCCATGTACGTGTTTGTACCATCAGATACAGCAACGTCATAATCTGCAGAGTCAACTGCGTCGATTAACTCAACGCCAGCGTTCACAACGAGCATTCCCGCAGGAACAGTTGGTCCAGTCACAGTGCCACCAGCAAGTGGCAGTTCGACAGTTGCATCAACCATGTATGCTTTTGCAAGCAAGGATGTAGATTTAGCCATTATAAAATCCTCCTATTAATAGCCAGTTTGGTAACGTAAAGTTACGAGTGACTCTGGACGAAGGATCTTACGACCGTACAGGTGCATACCACGAACAATGTCAGCGAAGCTGTCTGGATCACGGTAAGTCTCAGTCTTGTTGATCTGCTGAGCAGTAGCAACAGATGAGTCATGACCAGCTACGATAACACCGTAGTTAGTGTCCTGTGGAGTTGTAGATGCAACAGCAGGACCAGTACCAACTGCAGGAAGGTTGTTAGAAACATATACACGGAAGCCGTGCAAGTTGTTAATAACAAGACCATTTTGCAGGCCACCAGTTTGTCCACCAAAGTCTGAGTTGAACAAGTTAGACTGCTCGTCTTTCAAAGTCTCCAAGAAGACTGGGTCAATGACTAACCAACGACCATTAGTGTCTACAAACTGCTGATCCAGCAAACGACCCATACGAGCGATTGCCTGCAGTGGAGAAATTGATGCCGCTGAAATAGCATTAGCACCCGGCAAACGTGGAATAATGTCTACAGCTTTACCTGCGCCACTATCTGTAACGCCGAAGTCAACTGAGTCTAACTTCATAGAAGTGAGAAGCTCATCAGGACCAGCAGTTGTTACTGCCTTAGTGCCGTTGACTTGATCGTTGATTTCACCAGCCGCTGTGTGCAGAGAAGCCTGCTTATAACCTGACATGTAGCCAAGAACTTCTTGGTCATACTGGTCACGCAAACGATACGCCGCACGATCAGTAGCCATTTGCATGAAGTTCACGTGTGAGTGCGCTTCTTCAATGTCGTCGATCTTGAATGCGAAGTAGTTTGACTTGTCGATTACAAGAGAGAAATCTTCATCGTCAAGATCTTGCGCTGTGATTTGAGCACCACGAGTGTAAGACTGAACTGAAATTTCAGGCTCTTTGATGATCTTCACTGAATCGCCAACATTGGCAATTTCACCGAAGTAGTCGTTATTAGTTACGTCTTCAACAACTGAAGACTTACGGAAAGCAAGCTGTACCTGCTTTGAGTAGATTACGGGGCTAAAGTTACCATTAGGTAGGTTACCGTAGCCCGCCGCTGATGTAAATGCCATGATGACATCTCCTTTTATAGCTTAGGGTTAAGGTTATGTGTAACTCCGCCAGAGGCCATCTAGCATCAGGGTGGTAAGTTCACCGGCCAAAGTGAACATACGGCCTGCGTAGTTTGGGTGTTCTGTGAAGGTGGAATTAGGATTCGTGTCATTATAAGAACTGGCAGGAACTTATAACAACACGCTTCCATACTCCTGTATTACTGCGGGTGTCCTTGCGGAGGCCGCATGTTAGTGTTTGATGCACATAGTTATACTGATAAATTCTTAAATGTCAACACATTTAACGCGCTGAACCACTTAAATCGTAGATGAACTTGCCAGTGCGAATTGCTTCGGCAATAGCTTCCGCATTCTTTTCATATTGTTGAGAAGTCATGCGATTAACATCTGATTCTTTAATGTATGATTTAGTTTCGTCTGTTTCAGGAGAGGAACGCCCTGACCGTGTACCAATCGCTTTGGCCGCATCTTTATTTTTAGACGACTTAGACTTTGTCGTAATACCCATATCTGCTTTATACAAGTCTATGGCTCGTGCGGCAGATTTGGCATCGTTATCATTGTCGTACAACGCTTCCTGTACCCACTTAGGCTGTTCTTCGACCCAATTGTGGAAATCGTCTGTGTCACGAATCTGTTCAAAGTCTGGATGCAACCGCATGAGTTCAGCTTCAGCTTTTTCACGCTGTGCTTCCATCTTCATTTCATCAATTGCTTTAAACTTAGTTTCATATTCAGAAGCTTGCTCTTTAGCTTTCTTCATTGCAATTGTTTCTACAATCTGAGCAACATCAGGATACTGCTCCATCCAAGAAGCTAACTCTTCTTCTGATTTAGGATAATGAATTTCTTTTTTAGTCGAGGCTTCTAATTGTGTGCGCAACTCATCAATCTGTAATTGCAACTCGCTCTCTTTCTTCTGCGAGTGTCTGCGCAAATCGCCGTACCTTTTCTTGAAGGTCTTTTCCTCTGCGCTCTCAGGCTCTGGACCATCATCAACTGTTTCTTCAGTTTCCTCTGCCTCTTGATTTCCTTTTAGTAAAGCTTCTAGTTCAGCTTCTTCATCTTCAATGCGTTTTTTATTTGCGTTACGCTTAGCAAAGCCAGATGCGACTTTCACTTGTTCGACTTTTTCAGTCATTTCTGTTGTAGTTGTAGACATGAATATTTCCTTTGTCTGGGGCTAACGGTAGCTTTTTAGGGCGTTAGGTAGCCAGTTATCAATGAAATCACTTTTTGCGTGATGATTTCAATGCACGTTGTGTTTGTTTGGCTAGGCCGCCTCTATATAAGAAACCACCATCTTCCATTTCATCTTGATCTTCTTGAGTTTGCGTTTCTTTGTCTTCGTCTGACATACCAGAGAACGAATCTCTTTCGTTTCTTCCGGAATCGTCGGAGCTACCTCCTATTTCACCCCTGTCTACAGCGTCTGCAATTTCATCTAAATCTTCTTTACGCTGTGCTTTCGCTTCATCTGCGCTCATTCCAAAGTCTCTTTCGTAGTCTTCTTCAGAACCAAGTGACCTTTGTGCTCTAGCTTTTTCTTCTCGTTTAGGATCTTCTATTATGCCTTTAATATCTTTCGCAAATCTTTCGTCGTCATACGTGCTTAAAACACCTTCTAATCCTGTGTTTTTGTATTGATCAAGATCAATGTTATACTTATCAGCAATGTTTTCAATCGCTTTAGTTCTTCCTAAATGTGTCTGAACCCCAGCATAGATACCGCCTGCTATGTTGGCTGTTGGTTTACCTGTCATAAAGGGGTCTTTTGCTGTCAGTTTAGCAAAGTCGGCATCTAGTGTGGCTAATGTAGTATTAATATCTTTGTCCTTAGCCATTTGCGCTTCACGCTCAGCTTCTCTAGCTCTGTCATCAGAAGCATCCTCGTTATTTTCAGGGGTTACTGTAGGCGCTACAACTTCAGCCTGTTCTTCTTCCGGTTTGTACACCCTAAATCCTTGGGGGATATTTTGCTGGGGCTTACCATTCATAAAGCGAATAGTAATGAGTTCACCGTTAGGTCCAATGTACTGTCGATCTTCTACGGCGGGCGCTCCAGATACCGCTCCTTGAGCAGGTTGTTGAATCATCTGACCATATTGTGGATACTGAATGGGTTGCTGTGGAGGGGTAGGAGGCATGTAACCATAGCTAAATTGTTGAGGGGGCATCTGGCCGCTGGGAATTAATGCGCCTGCCTGAGCTTTTACCACACCGCCGATGGCGAATTGCATACTCTCCGGACTGTTAGGATCAAACTCATCAATTAATGAGTCAATGTCAACATCCATTTCTTCAGTGTCGTCCATTGTTGCCTCTTCAGAGTTTCCCATCTGACCCATAGCTTCCATTTGAGCCAAGCCTTTCTTAGCTTTATTACGAAGCTCCATAAGATTTTCAAGACCAATGTACCTAGTCACATCTGCAGGAAATACAAACTCACCTTCACTCAATTGGGCGGGAATATCGTCACGAACTTCTTTCTGGGTAGATCCTACTGGAACATCATTGCCTGATACTGGATCAACAGTGCCTCCTTCATCTTTAAGGCCGCCCTCCTCAAACAACTTCATTTGCTCTTCAGTTTTTTTGCTACGTCTAGCCATTAGCTAAAGCCTCGTCCCTTAAATATTTGAGAGTGCGCAATATTTGTATTGCACCCTGCGATTGGTGAATGGACACTATATTGTCCGATTGTTCTAGCTTCTTGTGCTGTTCAGATATGATAATGTCTAAATATTCGCAATATGCTTCCCACTGCTTACTATTACTGCAGAGGGGCTTGAGCTTGCTGACCACCTTCTGGCGATGCTGGCTGTCCACCTTGATCATTTCCTGTAAATCCTTGTTCTCCCGGTACAGGAGCCTGTCCTACACCGATGTTCCCATTGCCCGCTCCACTAGGGTCTTGTACTCCGGGTGGTCCACCTGCTGGCTGTGGAGGTGCTGGAGGAGCGTTCTGTTGCATTAACTTCTGCTGTAGCGCCGCCTCTTCAAAACTATTTGTTACCTTGTCAGGATCAAGATCCATCGACTTGGCAATCTCACGCACAATGTATGGGAACTTAGCAAATGGAGCAAGTGTTGGGTTGGACGCAACTTGCATAAACTGCATGAGCCTTTGACTACGGACTTCATTTGCCATCAATGACTCTGTACCACGAGCCTTAACTTCTAGGTCACCTTTAATGTCAGGATCAAAATCAAATTGCATATTGAATGAAAACATGGCTTTGCCTAGTGGTGACAACAGGTAATCATCTACATTCTTAATGACTGTTTTAACACCGCCAGCCGCCGCATTCATCAACATGGAAATACCAGACGCGGTACGACCTACTCCAGTAACACCAGTCTGTCCATGGGCAAATGAGGGGAAGCCTGTTGACTCATCCGCCAAAACACGGGCTTTGTCAAACAACTGCATATTTTCACCAGATACATTCGGGAATTTAGTACCGAAGATTGCCTGTCCCGGTGCGCCGCCTTGACGGCGGAAGACCTTGCCCGGATAAACGGACAAGTCCTGCCCCGGTACGAGATTTGTTTCATCAATCTCTATGAGCAAGTTACCTGACAATACAGCATTGTCTACAGCCATACGCATGAATCCATTCATCAAAGTTTGTGTATCGTCCATGTTTTCAGCGATACCAACTCCGAAGAACGAGTAAGGATTTAACTCGTATGGAACTGCATAGTATGGGATGTGAGCAGGCTTAAACGGATTAAGTACCGCGCGCAAAATGCGTCCGTTACAGTACCAAATGTTTGCTTGAACTTCATCAAGTTCTCCAAACTCTTCTGGGATATCTACATCCGCTAACTCTAAGATCTCACGATCTATCATACCCCAGTATTCAAGAACTTCAAATCTTTCAATGTCATAATCTGTTTGATAATCGCGTAGATTATCTTCCCAGTATTTTTTGACATATCCTTCACCCATGTCAATGACATCATCGACAACATTGGCGCGGAAGAATGGACGCTTTTTAAGTGATCTCAACTGCGAACGAGACATCTTATGACGCTCGACTACATACTGAGCTTCGTCCATATTGGCCGCATCTGGGTCAGGATAGAAGTTCCAAACGGAAACATGGGATGTCGAGGGAACCGTTTTGATTGTTGGATTGTATTCCCCTTCCTCATCCCAATTCGGGTACTCTTTGTCAACGGCAAATGGGCCTTTCATAACCCCTGTTCCAAAGAGCGCCATTTCAAAGGCTGTGGAGCGTAGTTGCTTCGATGCATGGGCTTCTTCAAGCTGATCCATGATCTTCTTTTCCATACGCTTAGCCGCAACCAGTGCTGGCTCAAAAGTAATTTGTGTTGCTGTGGTTCCGTAACCCGGCTGAAGATTATCTACATCTTGTAGCTTCTTCTGCAGGGAACCAAGGCGCATTTCCCGCAACGTATCAGCGGTAGCTCCTGCTGGAAACTCTTCCCCGTCTCCTTCAAACCCGTAAACAGATCCCTCTTGGACAGGTGGTCCGCCTTGTGGACTTGGTTGCATATCGAAATGAACAGCTTCCGATATACCTTCAGGTAACCGTGTCGGTTCGACAGAGATTGGAAATTTCTGATTAGCAAACAGGACATCAATAATTTGACCATACGCCGCTAACGTCTTAGTCTTTGTGACCTTAATAAATACACGAGACTTTTCAGCTTCAGTGAATTGAACATCTGGCCCGTACAAACCGCGATAGTTGCGATACGATTGTAACCAGCGTTCTTCATCTTGACGACGAGTATCTTCAGCTTTTCTGTAACGCTCTAATACAAAACGAACAAGTGTCTGCAACTCAGATGGCTCAGCCTCTCGTTGTTCTGTTGTGTCTTCTAGAGCTAACTGCGCGTCACTGCTCTCAACATCAAAGATGTCATCTTCTTCCATATTTAATACCCAAATTTGCTATCTGCTGGTATAAAGGATGATGGCCTAGACGAAGCTGGATCATAATCCCAAATTGAGAAACGAGGTCTGGACATGATACCGTAACGCAATGCGTCATATAAGTGATCTTCAGACTTCGTGTCAATATCTTCTGGATTCTTTTTATCCAAAGGAATAACTGGTAATTGTGCAATTAAATTAGTGCAGGTATTGAAGAATACCAGTCTAGGTTCTTCCGTAAAGTCATCTACCTGTAATCTTCTGTGTACCTCGTTTTTACCTGATACACGTGATCCTGCAGACCTGTCCGATGGCTTCCATCGACATCCTTTCATGATCATCTGCTCAGCTAGGCTTGGCCCAGTGTCACCTCTTTTGTGCCAACAGGAACTGTCTAGCACCCCGTATTTGATGTTGCCGTCTTCGGATTCAGCGTCCAGCACCATATCAGCAAGATCAGTTGCCAGAACTTTACTAACATACAACTCACGATATACAATAAGCTGTTCGTCAGGAGAACAGGCAATCCAAACAACAGCAGAATAGGAGCCATAACCGTAATCGCAAGCACGGAACTTAACCCAATTGCGAGGTATGTCAAACGGCTCAACAACATGTACTTGTCTATTGAATTCAGGAAACGCCGCACCTTCCGCAACATCCCAATTACCCTCTAATAACTGTTTACGTTGATGCTCAGGTAAAGACAGGAGCATCGCTTCATAGTCTCCCTGATCATACAGATGAGGGTTATCAACTAACATTGCAGGAATAAACCTGCGTTTAAATAATGGTTCACCGGCCCGTGAGTGATTCTTAGGATACCTTAAAGTCACTCCAGTTTCAATATCTGTTGCGTGAAAAGCCTTGCCGTGTGGAGCAGGATCAATGAACATCTTCTTGACCCATGTATGACCCGGACCTCCGGGGTTTGTTGTCGCTCTCATATATGTAGGTAAATCAGGTGCGGTACTACGCAAACGAGATCTCATGTAGTCCCATGCAAATGGCGTATGCCACTGTGTCAATTCGTCAAATCCAATCCAGCTAAAAGCCTGTCCTTGGTATCTTAACACATCGTCGTCTCGATCTAGATAGGAGAACCACAACCTTGCGCCTGAAGGGGCAGTCCACTGCATCTTTCTTTCTGACCATTTGATCCCCGGCCAGATCTTTGGATACATCTCCTGAGACTTCCATACAAGCTCTCTAAGCTCCTCATTGGTGTGTCGTAATAGCAACCCACTAAAGGATGGGTGCCCCATGAACCTGAGAGGATCTGCGAGCATTGCGTATGACTTACCACCACCTGCGGCACCGCCGTATAATACTTCTCGTTCACCTGCCGCTAAGAACTCAGTTTGGGGACCAGCGTTAGGCTTAAATATGACGTTATGTTCTTCCGGACGTATTGGCTCAAATTCAGGCTCTTCGTGTATGTCCTCACGAACCTCAATCTTCGGCTTCTGAGGAGTCTTCCTTGATCCTCGACTTCCTTGCGCCAAGCCTTGACCTTTCGTACTTTTCCGCCTTGGAGATCGCCGTTTCGTACCTTCTGGCCCATTCGCGGAGAGTAGCACTTCGTCTTTTGTGGGATTGCTCACTATCTATTCGCTTCTTTAAACCCATATGCGAAATACTTCTACCTGTTTGCTTTGTTAGCCAATTCGCCACTTCGCGGTAGCTATATTGGATTAGGTATTCTTTCGCTTTTTCTAACGCCCTTAATTCACGAGGAATTGGATTTAGCATGTCTGGATCTTCTGGGTGTTCTTCATATCCAAACGGCACAGTTCTAGCAATTCGTGGAATCGGTAGAAAATCATCATCCTCGATAACATCTTCCGGTTGTGCTAATATCCACTTATTTTTACTCGTCGTCATCCTCAGTACGTTTCGGTGGAAGTAGCATCACACCGCCTGTTGATTCAATTTGTACCTTCTCAGACTTGATAATTCCGATGCGGTCCATTACTTCTTTAGCGGCCTGCATCTTTTCTTTGATTCCTAATTCTGTAGGATCGTGTAACGCACCAACCATAGCCATGGCCGCACGAGGGCCATTTTGGGCGAGGTACATGTTGGTACGTTCTAAAATTTCATCTTTCAGCGCACCTACAATTTGAGCAGTGTGCTGTGACTCTGAGTAACCTGCTAACTTTTTAGCTTGGACAACATTTCCACGCGCTTCTTCAAAAAGAACGTCGAGGAACTTCTGTTGTTTTTCTGTTAGCTGACGAGCCATTTCATTTTACCTTTCTATATTGTTTTACTTTTTGCGCAACCTTTCTAGGCTGTGCAACAAACTGTGCGCCTTTCTTCTTGCCCGCTCGCTTCGCTTTCGTAGTAGCGGAATACTCGCTGGCCGAAAGAGCCTTGATAGCTTTCTCCGGTAGATAACGCTCCCCTGTAGCTTTGGGGCCTTGTGTAGATGGCTTGCCACTCTTGGTACGCCACTTTTGCTTTGTCCAAGCTTTCAGACTGCGTTGAGGTGCTTTCACGATTTGTATCCGCCGCCTTTTTGTTTATAGAGGAGTGCGACACGCTGTGCTTTTCTAGCAGACCACTGGCCGGGTGCACCGCCTTTTCCACTGGCCTTAACTTGTTCAAATATTCGTTTACGTAGTCCCGGCTTGGTGTAATTACCTGATGCATTGACTGTGCTTCCGCCCTTTGACATATTCACTGCGTTGTATGGTCCGCTTTTAGCTTTTCCCATGTTATCCACCTACAGGCAAGAAGAACTCTTCGACGGTAACCATAACATCTACGTGAATAGTACCAGTGCCCGTTGCGGTTATCGTGATTGTGTCTTCTGGCTCTAGCACGATAAACCCATCTGCGAATTGAATAAACTCTCCAGTAGCCATGTTCTTACCACCCAGTATATGCATGTGGGCCGCATTGCCTTGGCCTGTACCGTTATCGGTGACAGAGTCATTGCGATTCAACTCAACGTCTACAGTAGCATTACCTGAACTCACGTTTTTGATAAACAGCAACTCAACCATTGCTCGACAGTTTGCAGGACATTTGTAAGCAGTCTCCTCCTGCAGTGTCGTATCCGCCTGCGCATTAACAGTACGGAATCGTGAGTTTTTATTGGTATTGATACTCATTATTTCTTCTTAGCTACGCCGCCAGACTTCATGTAACCCATCTTGTTGCGTACAGCAGATGGTAACTTTTTTAAACCTTTAGCATCTTTAGGTGGTGTTTTTAACCCTCCTACAGACATCTTAGTTGGCTTCTTGACAGCACCGCCATAGGCCATAGCCAATTTCTTACCAGTCTTTAAACACTTTCCCGCCGCTTTACACTTCGCTTTGCTAGTGCAACCTTTGCAATACGCCATGATTATTTTTTACTCCCTAGGTGATCTACGACACTTCCGCCAGTAGCGTAGTTGTGTTGGTACATCTTGTTACCTTTACCACGGGCCATGCCACCATCCATCATCTTCGCACTGCCTTTAGCTTCAGCAATCTTCTTAGCGAAAAAGTCCGCTGGATCTTTAGCGTCAATAGCATCCATCTCAGCGCCAGTCGGTGCGGCATCCATCTGCTCCATGATGTCAGCAGATTTATATTTAGCTTGACGAGCTAAGATCTGTTCTAAAGCAGTATTCTTAGTTTGATTATCTTCAGCCATTATCTAACCTTCTTTGTAGACGCTTGCGTTGGAGCCATGGATGCACCGCAGTTAGCGTAGCCACCTTTGTTTAACTTGAGTGTACGGCCTGCGTAAATTTTATCTGGATCTTTAATGTTGTTCTTCTTAGCTAATGCCTTGACTGTAGTTCCTTTATCCTGAGCAATCTCAGAGAGTGTATCGCCCTTCTTGATTTTGTACGTGCGATTCTTATCCGCTGTATTAGCTTTTGTGGCGGCATCTACACGCTTCTTATCTTTCTCTAACTTAGTGCGCTCAGCGTCAACTTTACGAGCTTTGGTAGCGGCATCTACACGCCTCTTGTCTTTTTCTTTTGCTGTGCGCTCAGCATCCATCTTCTTAACGAACTCATCACGACGACCTGCTGGTACAACATCTGAACCTGCACCCGCTTCGCTAGCTGTCAGAAATGCACCAACACCAGTCATTCCTTTGGCTATCTTGCCTACGCGAGATGCCGCGCTAATTGTTGACTTCGCTTTATCTGTTGCAGTCTTAATCGCTTTCTCTGCTGTAGACTTAGATGGTCCACGGCGATTCTCAGCACGGATGGGCTTTTCATTAGATGATGTAGGACCACTGCGTGAAGCTGTCATCGGCTTTGCGGCAGGCGTAGTGCGCCCTTCAGCAATGACACGGCGAATAATACGCATACCGCGATCACCTACTTCTTTACGATGTTGCTTTACAAAATCGTCAACTGCTGATTGCATCTTCTGATTTTGAACTTTTGCACGATGTGATTTTACCCAGCTTTCGACTGCTTTTTGCAGTTTCTTTTCATCTAACTTTTGTTCGCCGCGAGTTGCCATAATTTAAGCCCTTGGATTTTTCTTTCTCGCAGTTTTCGTGCGAGCGATGGAACGGTTTTGAGATGCTGGCTTAACAGCCAACTTGCTATTGTTTAATGGATTACCAGTTGTGTGATGGACATCTTTCCCATCACCCTTTTTAACTAAACCAGCCTTAGCCATCTTCCTACGTGCCTGAACACGTGATGATCTTGCTTGACGCTGTGCAGGCTTACTGTGGTAGTTGTCATACTCTTTACGGTAATTACGCTTAGCTACCATTTCTTACAACTCCAGTATCTAGCACTGAACTTGTCTGTTGCTGTGTCACAGTTATGACGAGCACGGAATGACTTACGCCTTTCAGGGTTATCCTTTTTGATCTCCATGTTAGGATCACCAAAACGGACTATCTTAATCTGATCACCTTTCTTAGCGAGTACAGCAAACTTCTTGTTAGCACCGGGAGTACGCTTAGGCTTATTGAAACCTGCGAATGTCTCACCACGGTATTTGATCCTACCAGATGGTAATCTTTCTACGTCTTTAGTTGTCGCCATCTTCGCTCTTACTTTCTTTCCAGCCTGCTTCGCGCATGTATTCTTCTACCTGTAACAAAGAAAGCTCGCAGTTGAAACGAGCTTCTAACGCCTCACGTACATAGAACACATCAGAATGCGGTATATGTATAGTATCTAATGGAGTATTTGATGCTAGGCACAGATAGACTTCTTCTATCAGTCCATTATTTGGTCTGTCCATAGTTATATTCGATTTTTTATAAATGTCAAGGAATATGACACTTGGGATGGGAGTACAGATTCTAGCACAGAATTCTAACCTCTGCAAGAGGTACATATAATGTGTTACATTTATTTGTGCATTCTAAATGTTTTTTTCACTTAGTTGCTTTTTTTCATCTTCTTTGTAGGCATTTTTATGGAACATATTATATGTATGCTTCGCTACGCTCGTAGTTATATCTAAGAGCAGAAGTTTGTCAAGTGTTATAATATAACATTGTTTCTGTTGCAGTCTAGCGACAGCGAAATGCTGTCTTTATGTATAGTGGTTTACAGTTCAAAATACTGATCTGTGTATTTCTGTGTATATACGTACGGGGTACGGGGGGGTGTCCCATGCCCGCCCTGCCAAAAAAAGCGATAAGTGCTTGTTTTTGCTAGCAAATAATCAGTAAGGCATTGTTTTATAACGATTTTTTTATTAGTTGGTTAGTGATTTGATATCATTTGACACCAGCAAACGCGCATCGATAGGGACTCATTGAAACTGAGCGCGTGTTGCATGGGTGAAGCATAAAAAAGCACACCCATATGATGCGATGTTGACACCTACCCTAGAATCTGCTACACGCGCACCCGCACCCGTTTCCTTTACCTGTTCGGGTGTAGGATTTTCCTACGCTC